ATGTTTAAAAAACTGTTAGAACTACGCCAACAAAAAGCGGAAAAAGTCGCAGCAATGCGCGCTATGTTAGACAAGGCGGAACAAGAAAATCGCTCATTAAATGATGCTGAAAACGTTGACTTTGAAAAGTTGAAAGATTTGGTTAAACAATTGAGCGATGAAATCGCCCGTTATGAAACGGTGGCCGATGAAGAACGTAACATTGCCGACAAAGGCAAACCGGTAGAAACACGCGGTAAAACCTTCAGCAATGACGAACTACGCCACTACATTAAAACGGGTGAATTACGGAATCTTTCCACCACCGGTCAAGAAGATGGCGGTTATACCGTGATCCCACAATTGGATAAAGACGTAATGAAACGCTTAACCGATGATAGCGTGATGCGTCAAATTTGTAACGTGGTCCGCTTGCCGGTTGGTGCGAAAGAATACAAAAAACTTGTTTCCGCTGGTGGTGCAGTAGTAGCCCATGGTGAGGAAGGTCAAGCCCGCAATGGTACCGCCACACCGAAACTCCATGAAGTCACTATTGCGTTAAACCCTATCTATGCCTATCCGAAAACTACTCAAGAAATTTTGGACTTCTCCAGCATTGATGTTTTAGGTTGGTTGACTGATGAAATTACCGAAAGCTTCACCGAAACCGAAGAAACCGACTTAACCGGCGGTGACGGCACGAAGAAATCAAAAGGCTTCTTGTCCTATGAACGTTCTACCGAAGCGGACAAAGTACGCGCCTTTGGTAAGTTACAAAAATTAGAAGTTGCCGGTGCCGACAAAATCACCGCTGATACGCTAATTGATTTGTTCTACACCTTACACAGCAAATACCGTAAAAATGCCGTTTGGGTGATGTCTTCCACAATTGCGGCGGCATTACAAAAACTCAAAAACAAAAACGGCGATTTTATTTGGCGTGATGGTTTAACCGTAGATGCGCCTTCTACCCTTTTAGGTCGTCCGGTTTACTTCCTTGAAACTATGCCGGCAAGTGGTGCCAATAAACCGGTAGTTGCCTTTGGTGACTTCAAACGCGGTTACTTCATTGTAGATCATGAAACCGGCGTAAGAACCCGCCCTGATAACATTACCGAACCGGGCTTCTATAAAGTCCATACCGATAAATATCTTGGTGATGGCGTGGTAGATAGTAACGCAATCAAGTTCATTGAAGTTACGGCTTAATCGTCAAATTCCAACGGGGGCAATTAAGCCCCCTTTTTGTTAAAAGGGAAAGTATGAATAAAGAATTTGAAATCCGCTCATCCGAAATCGCCGCAGACAGCGAGAATAAAAAACTGGTTGGCTATGTGGTGAAGTGGGACAGCCCTTCTGAAGTGCTTTATTGCGATTTTGTAGAACAATTCAGTGCGAATGCGTTTAGTGAAAGTTTAAGCAGCGGTGCCGATGTACGGGCATTATTTGAACACGATCATTCCAAACTATTAGGGCGTACCCGCGCGGGAACCTTAAAACTGGAAGAAGACGCAATAGGTTTACGTTTTGAATTAATGCCACCTGATACCACCTTAGGGCGTGATTTGTTGGTAAGTGTTGAACGCGGCGATATTAGCGGGATGTCTTTCGGCTTTTGGGCTAAAGAAGAAACATGGAATTTTGATGTAGAGCCTTGTCAACGCACAGTGGCCAAAGCGGAATTATTTGAAATCACCGTTACCAGCATTCCTGCCTATCCTGAAAGTAGCGTTGAGATTGCCAAACGCTCAATGGCAACCGCGAAGGGAAAAACGCAAGGAAAATCCACCGCACTTTTGAAACAATGGCTCGATGTGGTGGAGGCGTAATATGTGGAACCCATTCAGACGAAAAGAACAACGCAGCTCACCGATGGCAATTAATGAACTGCTTTCTTATCTTGGTGTATCAAATACCGGCGCAGGGGAATTTGTCAGCCCGAACACGGCGGAAAGTTTACCGGCGGTGATGAGTGCTGTTACCGTTATTTCAGAAGCGGTGGCCAGTATGCCTTGTTATTTGTATCAACTTAAAGACGATGGCCGCGAGCGCGTTTATCGTCACCCGGTGGACTATCTCTTAAACGAGATGCCAAACCGTAGCCAAACACCGTATCAATTTAAATACACCATGATGCGTCACTGCCTATTAAACGGTAACGCTTATGCGGTGATTGAATGGAACAACAAAGGCGAACCAATCAGCCTTACCCCGTATGAACCAAGTGCGGTCAATATCTATCGCAAAGTTGGCGGTGAGTATATCTATCAAATTACCGACTTAGACGGCAATACCAAAAACTATCTTCAAGATGAAATCCTACATTTACGCCATTCTTCCCTTGATGGCTTTATGGGACGTTCACCAATTACGATTTGCCGTGAAATCGTGGGCTTAGGCATTGCTCAACAGAAACACGGATCGGCAGTGATGAAAAATGGCTTAATGGCGAGTGGATTAATTACTACCGCCGAATGGTTGGATGATGCCAAAGCACAAAAAGCGGTAAAAGCCCTTGAACGTTATAAGGGGGCAAAGAACGCTGGGAAAACACCAATCCTCGAAGGCTCAATGGAATATAAACAGTTAGGCATGACAAACCAAGATGCGGAATGGTTAGCAAGCCGTACGTTCACAATTTCCGATATTGCCAGAATCTACAACATTAGCCCGATTTTCCTTCAAGACTATTCCAATAGCAGTTATTCAAACTTTAGTGAAGCCAGTCGAGCCTTTTTATCGCAAACCTTGCGCCCTTGGCTAACTAATTTTGAACAGCAGCTAAAAGATGCCTTGATGATTGATTTAGGTAGCAACAGCAAGAAACGTTACTTAATTGAATTTGATACAAGCGACTTATTGCGCACAAGTCAAAGCGAGCGTTTCAAGAGTTACGATGTGGCAATTAAAGCCGGTGTAATGTGCCCGAATGAAGTCCGCCGCCGTGAAGGTTTACCGCCTTATGAGGGTGGAGAAGAATTTAGCCAAGCATGAAAACAAACCGTAGAAGTAAAACGCGGTGATGAACAAGAACCGGGGGTAAGCAATGGCAATCATGATTAAGGCCGGAAAGTATAACAAGGTGATTAGCCTACAAAAGCAAGTGAACGAACAGAACGACTACGGCGGTATTGTGAGTAAATGGAAAACCGTTGCCAATATCCGGGCGGCGGTTGAACCATTACAAGGTAGAGAGTTCTTCTCCGGTGCGGTGCCATTAAATGAAAATACGGTGCGCATTCGCATACGTTACGGAACTAATGTTGATAACACACTATGCGCGTGAAATATGGGAACCGTTCGCTAGAGATAATCAACATTATTGATAGTAAAGAAGCACACAAAGAACTACAGCTTATCTGTAAGGAGTTGACCGGCAATGGTGGAAATTAATTTAACGATTGATGAAATCAAAGCGCACTTAAATCTCGATCATGATTTAGATGATGAGTTACTGGAAGCCTATAAGGTGGCCACATTGGAAGTATGCCAAAAACATATTGGCAAAACCTTTGGGGAAGAAGAAACGGAAAAGACCATACCTTTTACCCCGGCGATTAAGATTGGTTGTTTAATGTATATTGCCTATCTCTACACTAACCGCGAAGCCGTCACAGACTTAGCCAACCTTAAACCGGCACCTATGACGATTTCCGCATTGTGGGAAGTGTATAGAGAACCATGCGCTTACTAAGGATTTAGTAACCGATGCCATACCAATCATTAAGACGTTGTAGCTATCCCGGATGTAGAAACAAAGTAAAGTCCGGTAGATGTGAGGAGCATAAACCCAAGGACAACCGCCCAAACAGTAGCGCACGCGGTTACGACCACAAGTGGAGCAAATACCGCGCACAATACTTAAAGCATCATCCCCTTTGTGTGATGTGCTTAGAGCAAGGCAAATATACTCCGGCAACAGTGATAGACCATATCAAGCCGGTAGAGAACGGGCAAGCCGATCCGTTGTTTTGGGTAGCAAGCAATCATCAGCCTTTATGTCGTGATTGTCACAGCTATAAAACACGAGTGATAGACCAACGCGGATTTGGTGCGAAGAAGTAAGCCGTGGTCATTATGACCATACCTGAGCTAACCAATCCAATTTTGGATTAGTCGAAATTTTGAACAAAATCCAACTTTGGACTTTGCTTTAAATTAAACGATTACAAAAAGACAATTTGAAGAGGTGGGGGAGTTTTTGAAAGAAAGTGGCAACCCTACGGAACCGCCCGCCCACTCAAATTTTTAAGCAAAGTGATTTTTTAGAAAATAAGGAAAGTGAATGAGCAAGCGAAAAAGTTATAAAACGCCTGATTTCTTGGATGATATTGCTAAAAGCCAATGGAAAGCGCGTATTAAACAACTTTCAGAACGTGGCGATATTAAGCCGGAAGATTTAACAAACCTTGAAATTTATTGCGAAAACTACGCAATTTGGCGGCATTCCGTGGCAGATTTAGCCAAAAATGGCTTCATTATCGTAAATAGCCAAGGCACACAATCAAGAAACCCGGCATTATCCGCGAAAGCAGATGCCGAAAAAGTCATGATCAAGATGTCTTCCCTGTTAGGCTTCGATCCAGTAAGTCGCCGTAAAAATCCAGTAGAAACGGACGTTACTGATATGTTGGATGAAATCCTCACAATGTAGGCGAAAAATGGAAACCTGGCACGAATACGCGAAGAAAGTTCAATCAGGTGAAATAGTGGCTTGTCGTAAGATAAAACAAGCCGTAGCGCGTTATTTTGACGATTTAGCGAACCCCGCTTATTTCTTTGATGAAAGTGCGGTAAATAAATTCTTGGCTTTCTCCCGCCTATGCCCACACGTTAAAGGGCATTTACGCGGGCAACCAATCGAGCTTTCAGACTGGCAGACGTTTCTATTCGCCAATCTGTTAGGCTTTAAGCGCACCAATACCGGCTTGAGAAAATATCGTTCCGCTTATATCCAAGTGGCGCGAAAAAATGCCAAGTCCACCGTGGCCGCCGTGTTGGCTAATTGGTTCCTACTGATGGAATCAGGCCAACAAGATATTTACACTGCAGCAGTAAGCCGAGACCAAGCCCGCATTGTGTTTGATGATGCGCGCCAAATGTGCTTGCTTTCCCCGCCTTTGCGCAAACGGCTCAATATTCAGCAGCATAAACTGATTAATCCGAAATCAAATAGCTTAATGCGCCCATTAGCGGCTAAATCCTCAACCATTGAGGGAACTAACCCAAGTCTCGCCATTGTGGACGAATACCACCTACACACTGATAACAGCGTTTACAGCGCATTAGAACTAGGGCAAGGCGCACGCCCGGAAGGTACTGTTTGCCATTACTACAGCGGGAAGTAACGTTATTTCCGCTTGTAAGCAGCACTATGATTACTGCGCGCAAATACTGGAAGGCAACGAACAAAACGACAGCTTATTTGTGCTGATTTTTGAATTGGACGAAGAAAGCGAAATTGATAATCCGGAAAACTGGGTAAAAGCCAATCCGAATATCGGTAAATCCATTCCTTACCTTGATTTTGAAAACACGATCAAGAAAGCCCGAGGGATTCCTTCCGAGTGGGTGGAAATGCTTACCAAGCGTTTTAATGTTTGGTGCCAAGGAACAACGCCATGGCTAGGTGAAGGCAATTGGGCGCAGTGCGCACGAGATTACACGGAAAGCGACTTACTTCACCAAGATTGCTATTTAGGCTTGGATTTATCTAGCACCAACGACCTAACAAGCCTTTGTTACACCTTCCCTCAAGGGAAAAAAGTGCGGTTGATTACCCGGCATTATATTCCTGAATTTCAGCTTAATAATGTGGCTAACAAGAACCGGGCAATCTATCGAAACTGGGTGCGCCAAGGGTGGCTAATTGCCACAGAGGGCGACTGTATCGACTATGACAAAATCCGCGATGATATTTTGAAAGATGCGGAAAACTTCAATATCAAAATGATCGGCTTTGATGTTTGGAACGCCACGCATTTAAGAACGCAATTACAGGCAGCAGGCTTAGAGGTAGAACCGTTCCCACAAACCTATCAACGATTTAGCCCGGTGGCCAAAAGTGCGGAAGTGTTGATAAATCGCCAAGTGATAGAACACCACGGCGATCCGGTACTTTCGTGGGCATTATCCAATGTTGTGATGGAAACCGATGCGAACGCCAACATAAAACCGAACAAGAAAAAGGCCGCAAACAAAATCGATCCGGCAGTAGCTTTCTTGATGTCATTCGGTACTTATCAACTTGAATATGGCGATCTGATTTTTGAGTTATCGGAAGAACACAAACAGGCACTAGAACAATTTAATGGTATTGATTTATGAGATGTAAAAAAATCCCTACGCTTCACAACGTGGGGATTTTTATTTAATAAGGAAAATACAGCCCAAGCCATCATTGACAGTATTTAAATATAAGCCCCCGAACTGCGGAAGCACCTACTACAAACCGTTTCCAATATGTAGCGCATTAATTATAACGCAGAATAAATAATCCTAAAACAGCCGTAGCTTAACGGGGCTTAACGATTGTTTGCCTATTCCCAAATCTAATGCTAGAATCAGCACAACTCTATTCATATATACAAATTCTAACCATAAACATTATGGAACACTTTTATAATTGTATTAGTAGCGTTTTTACTAAGTTAGCTGAAAAACCGTTACAGTCAATGTTTTCTTTAATTTTACTTTTAATTTTTGCTCAATCTAGCCAAGAGCAAAAAGATCAGATTCTACAGGTGATATTGGAGTATATACAAGAACCCACAAAAAGTTACATGGCATATATTATATTAGTTGGGTTATTGCTTGCCAGCGTAGCTTGTAATGTTCGTTTATACATCAAACTAAAGATAACGGAGGACAAAGATGGATAATCTACTACTAACATTTTTATCTATACTATGCGTTGTTTTCCTTATTGAATGGGTATATAAAAAAATTATCTTACCTCTCATAATCTATAAGTATCAGAAAAAACATTCAGCTATACAGAAACAGTTATCAGCTATTTTAGTTGAAAAAGATGTTGATGTTAAAGCTAAAGAGGTATTGGAAAAACTACTAAGATCTCATTTTAGTAGAATAGCTCTTGATAATATAAAAATTCGTTGGAAATTTATACGATATATCAATTCCAATGAAGAAGCTAGATTTGCTTATAGAAAAAATATTGATGAAAACCAGAATATTCTTGAAAATGCAACCTTAAATGAGTTTCATAATATTTTTGATTCGTCAGCAAATATTGTTCACGCAGCTTTTATATTTAATAGTCTACTAGATATTATTATAATGGTGTTCTTTCTTATTTTTACTATTCCAATTTTATTGGCTCTTGGATTATTAGGAAAAGTCCCTAAAATATTTAAACCTTTATTTAATATAAATAAGCCGGATTTATCTACTATAGATTCTAAACGTGCTTAATCAATCAAAACACGCCTATATTGTTTGATATTGGCGTGTTTTTTTTCAGAAATAATTCAACGCACCTAGGCTGATCCCCGAAAGTAAGAAGCCTTATCTTGTTGGTGCGTTCCTATCATAAGGACAAATGCGAAAGGGGCATTTATGTCGAATCAAAAGTTCTTGCCTAAAAAGGCATATTCAATCACTGATGCGGTAAAATATATCTCATTGAACTACAATATTAATATTTCAGAATACGATTTATTAGAATATATTCAATCAGGTGATTTACAAGCTTCAATTCATCTT